TTCATTTTTTCCCAACTAAAGTTTTTATTAGCATAATATCTTTGTTTTATAGATCTTTTACTATATTGTTTATAATGTTTATAAACTTCTTTTAATGAAGAAATAGCATGTTTATCACTAACTTTAAACCATTTGGCTTCTTTTATTAGCCAATTATTAGCTGCAGATGCATGTACATTTTCTAATTCACCAGGAAGTAATACATTATATTCTGGGTTAAGAAAATCCATGTGACCAGACCAACCTGATGCTATAATAGGTTTACCTGTAGTGGAAAATTCTAATAAAGGTCTACCAAATCCTTCACCCTTAGTAAATGAAACCATGGCCTTTATTTTTGAATGGTTATATAGCTCATTCATTTCCGAATCATCGAATTCACCTGTTAACAAATACACATTAGGCAATTTAGCGTTTCCATATTGCTGTTTAATTGACTTAATTTTATCTAATATTGCATCTCTACTCATATAACTAGCAACACCTATAGATGCCTTAAGTATTAAAGCTGGTTTTTTACCTACTTTATTTTTAAATGCTTCATAAAAAGATCTAACTAATGAACCTACATTTTTTCTATCATGTCCAAAATCACCTTGCATCCAGTGACCTACAAAAAGGTAACAAAATTCTTCTTTAACATTACTTAAATCTATGGTTTTTACTTCAGATTGTTTTATTGGTTTATATAAATCAGTATTTACACCCTCAAATAAAACTTCTATAGGTTTTTCTAATTTAATTTGAGATACTACTTGACCTGTTCTTTTATCTTTTCTGTCATAAACCATAGCCTCAAATGTTTGTTTAGCAAAAGTAGAAGAAACTAAATTTAAATTCATTCTATTTAATCCCTCTACCCATTCACCTTTACAAGCTGTAGCTTCTATTCCCGCTGTTAAACCTATATTATATTTTCCTACAGGTTGAAATTCATTAGGAATAGTTATTTGCATCCAAATATCAGGTTGAGTAGTTTGCCAATCTCTTTTAGCTGTGTGTTTAAGAAGAAAGGCCCATTCAGGATGGTCAAGACAAAATCCCCAAGATGTTTCTCCCCATTTTTGTGATAATAATTCAACATTATATTTATCAGATTCAATAATTGCTTTTACTATATCTCTTGATCTAGCCCCATAACCAGAATAGGTATCAAATGGGCAAGATATTACAAAACGTGGTTTATTCATTAATATAATATTTTATGGTTTAAAAATTTGCCCTTATAATCATTGGCATTTATAATTTCATATTTTTCTCTAGGTTTCCAAGTATCAAATAAAGTATTAAGAGCTTCCATAACTCTATAACCTTGATGTTTAGAAGTAAAACCTGCTTCATCGCCAGTAGCCCATTCTCTTCCTTTTAAACCTCTACGTTTTAACTCTTTTCTACCTAATTTATAACATTCTTTTATCCTTTCCATAGCATCTTCCCACCTACATCTATCATCATAAATGTAAGGAGTTGGAGGAGAACCCTGAATAGATCTACTAGTTGGGTAAACTGGAAATGCCCATTCACCATGTTCTTTATAAGTACCTCTATGATTAGAAGGAATATCAGCACTTGGAGTAAACCATTCTCCGTTTTCATCTACAAATCTCATTTGATCTTGCATTCCACCTGTTACATTTGCTATTATTGGGGTACCAGCTAAAATAGCTTCTGTATTAGCTAAGCCCCAACCTTCATTACTAGTAAGTAGAATTTGTACATCTGCAATATTATAAAGAATATTTAATTGTTCATCATTTAATTTATTAAAAATAAAGTGAACATTATTACTATAACTTTCATCAAAAAGATATTCCTTAACTTTAAGTAAATCCGTTCCAGGGTCCGTTACAGGTTCTGTTTTCAAAATAAAATAACAGTTTTCAGCCTCTTCTTTTGGTAGAGAATCCAAAAATCCTCTAAAAGCCATCATTGCATCTGGAATTTGTTTACGTCTAATATTTCTTGAATTAAAATAAACTACAAATTTAGGACTTTTTCCTTTAAACATTTGCTTTTTAGCTTTTAAAAGTTCTGGGTCATTATCGTCTAAAGGTTTATAAATTTCATGATTTTTCCCGTGAGGAATATATCTAAAAATTCTATTACCCTCATGTCCTTTTAAAACTAATTTATTAATATTAACAGTTTGTTTAGAAATACCCATTAATAAATCACATGCTTCATAGTAAGGTCTATTATACATTGGAGCAGGATAATCATCCCAAATATTAAGATAAGTAATTGGAATTTTTTTTCTAATTTCTTGTTCCATAGAAAAAATAAAAGTAAAATATCTAGGATCAGTAATTAAAAATAAAGCATCAGGCTTTTCTAAGTTAATTATTTCTCTTAAAATACTATTATTACCATACCCATCAACTGGATATAAAAATACAGATGTATCTTTTAGTCCTGTTAATTCATTAGTCCCTTTACATAAGTCTAATCTTTTACCTTTTTCAGGATGGTTAATTGAACCTGCTATTTGTACCCAATTAAAATGGTGAGCAGTATGTGTTACTATTTCTTTTGCTACGGTTGCAACCCCAGAGTGTACTCTAATATCATCACAAATTAATAATATTTTTTTTCTTTCACTAGGAGGTAAATGTGGAAAATTTTTATTCATTTATTTCAAGATCTAAATTGATTTGGTTAGTAATTTTTCTTCTAAAATCTTCATCACTAAGATACAAAAACAAAGCCCGATCAGCAAGTTTTTGAAAAGAAAATTTACGTTTAACACATTCAATCTTGAAATTTTCAAACAGGTCACTTTTAACCTTTACACTTGTTAGTGTCATTTTTTTAACATTACTCATAATCTTTATTATTTAAAACGTTTATTATACATATATAAGTATTACTCAAAATGCACCTTTGCCCCACATAATTCTTTATCTTCTCCATATGGACAAAATGTACAGTTCCATTTAGAGGGGGATTTTGGGTAATCTATTTCTTTAATATTTCCATTTGAATTAAAACATTCACTAATAAAATTATTAATAGCAGTTTTAGCTCTATTTATCTTTATTTTGCCGCTTGGAGGTGTAAATGTCTGTACCCTATAAGCCTGATGAGGGGACATGATATTTTCATCATTCCAATCTAATACTTTTCTTTTTACTATAAAAAATTCAATATCAATTTTATCTAAAGGTATTCCATATTGTTCAGAAAAAAATTGTTTATATAGTATTAATTGAAGATGTTTATCTTCATTTTTTTTATCATATTGATTCCAACCTTTAGTGCTGGTTTTTATGTCTATTATTTTAAAGGTATCCGAGTTTTCGTTATATGTAACAACATCTAAATATCCCATATATAATATGTTATTATACATTTTATTTGGTGCAATTATAATAGGTATTTCACAACCAACTAAATAGGTACCTTTTTTATTAAAATATCTACTACGTTTCTTCTTAAACCAATTTAAAATAGCAACCCCATCTTCATAAAATTCTCTCATTTCATTGGCAGAAGAAAAATGTTGGTTATTATTAGTTTTATATTGGTTTTGATACTCACTTAAAAATTTTCCTTTGAAATAATCTTCCATATGTATTTCCCTATCTGCAAAAGCAAAAGATTTTTCATAACCTACATCTAGATAATGTTGCATTACTTCATGCATTGCTGTTCCAAATACTGTATGGATTGAAGAATTAAATCTTTTAATCTTATCCTTATACTGAAGCTTCCATCTGTAGGCACAACTTCTAAAAATAGACATTTGTGAATAAGATATATTCTTTTGATAGGAAAAGTTAATTTCCTGGGGAGGATTATTTCTAATCTCCTTTACTATTTTTGGGATTTTTCTTGGCAAAATTTATTTTTTCCATTTATCACGTCCAACTAATAAACCAATTATTCCATAATTAGCTATATCAATAAACGTATCTTCCATTCCTTCTCCCTTAACATAATTTTTACCATTAATAAGAAGATTTTTTAGTCTAGAAATCTTATCAGTAAGTCTAATGGCTAAACCTGTAAGTGAAAATTTTTTATCTTCAGCATTAGTTAAATCACCACCTAGAGCAATATTGTTTAATCCGTAATCCATGTGTTTACGAGCAAACATTTCATACATTTCCCTACCTATTTTTTTATATCCTTCAGATAATTCAGGATACTCCATTTCAAAATGAGCAACTACATCACTATAAGCTTCAAAATCTGCAGCATATCCTTCAGCTAATTTATCAAATTCTTCTTCGCTAATTAATTCTTCATATTTTTTTCTTGTATCACCCATTAACTTGTTCTTTACTGTTAAAATATTTTTCCAATATTTCTAATCTTTCATCTGCTGATGCTAATAATTTAAGAGCTTCATTACAGTTATCCCAATAGTCTTTAGTAGAATGATCACCAATACCTGCTGGGTTGTTAGTTAATAGTTCAATACTAGCTAAAGCTTTATTTTTATCTGCTTCAGCTTCTGATTTTAAAAATTTGTAAACTTGAATTTTCATTTTAATATAGTTTTAAGTTCTTTTTTATCTAGTCCTCTATCTGTTAATATACGACTAATATTTGGTCTATCCAATAGATAAATATATTCTTTTGCCTCTTTACTTGAGCATTCAAAGTAATCTTTAATATGATCTACTAAATCCTTATTAGGTTGTTTAACTTTGGACTTAATATATTTATTCCATTTATTATTTTTAGGAATATATTCTTTGTAAATACTATAAATAGATTTTTTTTCTTGAGGAGGGAAATCCTGAACAAAATTAACTATTTCTAAATAATCTTTATTCATAGATAAAAACCTATGAATCATATAACTATTAAAAACCTCCCAGTCTTTATCTGAAAATGATTCAACTGGGGGTTTTGTAGTATTAATGGCTTTTAGCCAATCAAATATATTCTTCAATTACTTATCCATTATATAGTCTTTTAATTCCTCTCTAAGGTCTTTAGGAACGGATGCCTTTAAAATTTTCTTAGATGTAGGATCATAAAAAACTGGGATTGGTAATAAAGCGTCTTCTTCTGTACCCATAACGAATTTAGATACAGTTCTTAATACTACTCCTTGTTTAAATAAAACATCACCATCAAAGTTTTTTACTTCAGTAGTGTTTTTTAAGTCAATAGGAGGTCCTGCTTGTGGTTGTTGTTGCATAATTATTTGTTATTTAAAATATTTGAAATTAAACTCATTGCATTTATTTCCTTATCAATTCGGAAATTTGCTTTATATTGATGGTCA